GTCTGTAGACCCGTCGAATGTTAGCTTGTCTTGAAAGCACAACCTTTCCTCTACTTGCCCATCGTTCCATTCAGCATTAATATGTGTCGGGGTTGCTGCTCCAGTCATAGTTGTGACAAGCACAGAACTGTCGAATTGCAATGTACCTATAATTGTACTATTAGGAATTGGGGGATTGTTATTGTAATCGTAACGTATATCTCTACTCGTTCCGCCTTCCAGTGCATTCAAGGATATATCCCCAACAAGCTCGCAATCTCTCACTATAGCCTTTGTTCCCGGAGTGATATTTATAGAATTTCTATCACATTTAAAGCCTACAGACCCCGCCGCTATACCGACCTGGAAGAAATTCGTTATTTCAAAAACTGTTATCGTAGATCCTGACCAATCTATACCTGTGTAAGTCGCTGAAAGGCTAAATATTGCAAGTTTAGCAATGGTTAATATCGTAGTTACACCCGTGACTGTTAGCCCATCCTCGACGCCTAGTGATGAGCCCCCATCAATAGAACCAAAAAATGAGCTATTAATAATGTCAATCGTGCCCAGACTGGTAAATGTCCCTACCTTCTTAACCACTAGCTCGGTAGCAGTTCCGCGCCAAGTGACATTTATCATCTGGAATAATGTTGTGCCAGCTACCGTGTCAGAGAAGTTATATGCCTGAGATGCATTTGATGCTTTGCAAGAATGATCACGATGATAAAACGTGACAACATCGACGCCAGTAAACATATCACTAGTGCCGGTGTATATTAAAATAGGATTAGAGCCTAGTGATCCTGATGTAAGTGTTACGTTCCTGCCGACTGAAAAGCTTTTAGCTGTTGAGAATGTTTGGCCCTGCCAATATAGCTTGCCTTCCTCTAAAAATATCTGTGTATCACTTTGATTAGGGAAGTCTTCCTCTTTATTAATAAACACCCAATTTGACGGAAAATACGCCCGCCCACTAATGATATCCATCCATGCACGAAATTCTCTAGACGCTATTTGGCCTCCAGTTTCATTATCTAGATCTGTAATGAATTCGTGAACATGTGGCGGAATAACTGGGAGAGTCATGCTGTCGCTATAATTTTGTTGATATTACTGGGCGCATTAGATGACGTACCCAGCCTTAGAACACGATAGAATGAAGACTCTCCAATCCTATCCCATTGCACATTTGTCCCAAACTGGCCAACATCGCCCGCGCTGCGGGTAATCGCATCACTGTACGTGTGTCCATCGCTAGACCAGTCCATAGTCATATCACCGCCAAATCCAACATCCATAGCTAATAGTAAGTTCTTAACCAGTATAGCCTTACCTTTATTATCAAACGGCTGAAGGGTTACGCTTCTAAATATGGGGTCGTCATACTCAATATTGGTCTGATCATCTAAAGACCCTATTCGGCCATCAAGAACATCCCCGACCATAATCCTATTGTAGGCTTTTACTAGTGCGTTAACGCGCCATCGATTATCTACGCCAGAGATTTTAGAGCGCCTTTCGTGCCATCTTTGAGACGCTATATCGAAGGTGTAACAAAGATCGCCAGCTATAAAGACGACAAATTCCCCGCCTGATTGCGAATAACTAAGGAGGAATGCTTTATCCAGCTGTGTTTCAGTTAAGTTCTGTATGTCAAAATCTATTGGGGCTGTACTAATCTTGATCGGTGTTCCGCCTTGGAAGAGCCATATTCCGGGTTCTGCATCTTCCCTGATACCGAGATATACAAACGACTGTCTGATATTAACTTTGGCGTGCACAGCTCTTAAGCCGGTATCTATACCCGCATTGACTTGCGCTTGGAATACAAAATTGGCACCTCCAATAAAATTAAAAGGGATAAGCTGTTCTGTGCTCATCAAGCTCAATCTGTTTCGATATTTAATTAACCCCACCGACGTAGTTACAGCGTTTACAATTTCAAAATCCAGTGCATTATAGGTTAACGAATCGTTCAGATTAGAGTGAAATAAAGTATTTGTGACATCCTGTAAAAATATGTAAAAACCGTTCACAACAACCACATCCAAAACAGGGGATAAGAAATTAGTCAACGTGTGGAGATCGGTAATAACCCCTGTAATTGTATTGTATGAGAATGCGGATATACCGGGCTCTACAATGATTAGATCCCTACCCGAAGCACTTAAGCCCTCAGCCATTATGACGCGTCCAGAGCCGGGTATTTCACCCAAATTAACAGCGGTGAACGTTTCCGTAAGATCAGGGTTAACAGTTCGATCTATCCTAAATAATCTGTTACCTTGAACAAAATATGGTAATCCTCCCATTAGTTTAGCACCGCGTGATAAGCCTCCTATACTGCTCAACACGCTAACAATGCCCGGTGTTGCATACAGAGATTCAAGACTCAGTGCGGGTTGTTTATGTATTATAGGGTAGTAGTTTACGCACCTCTGTGTAGATAATTGAGGCGATCTAGTACGATAGAAACCATTTGCAAATGCTAATTCTATGCCGGGCTGTAAGTTCGCCATTACGTATCATCTTCTACGATGATTTGCTGGTTAGTCTCTGTTAGTAGTCCGTCGTCTGACTCTGAATAAAATCTTTTACTATAACTACTAGAATCACGGTTACCAGAGCCGAAAGGAACATTACTAGTAAACTCAGGCGGGCTAATTCGTTGAGTCCCCAGAAGAACAGATGAATAAGCTTCTTTCTCATCGTTTTTTACTATTAGATAGCTGTCGAGTTGACCGAATTGAGGTATTAAACGTATAGCAAGCGCTTTAACCATCCATTCGAATGTGTATTCTGGTGTCGTTATAATATCACTAGCCTGAGCCACTTCCGTGAAACCTAAGCCAAGATGACTTTTTGCCGCCATTAGTCGATTAAGGTAGCGTATAGCTGTTGCGCCCATATCACCAGTAATGGCCTGCTCTGAGGCCTGTTTACCTATCTCTTGATAGGCGTCTCTTATTAATTCACTAGCTATCATAAAGCACCAATACAGTTGAAAAGAAAAGGGGCCGAAGCCCCTATTATTATGGCGCTCCCCAGCCTTGTCCAGCAAAGAACGGATTCAATACTGAATAAGCGGGCCTAAAGTCAAAACGTATTTTCTGTTCGTTCTCTAGAAAGCCCACGCCTTTAGATACTCGGAACTGCAAGCCGTCTTCAGTGGTGGCCAGAGTATCAGTTGAGTGGAGTTTCTTGATGGGAACTGAGCCGATACCAAACGCCTGCTTATGCCAAAACATGTTTGGCTGATAAGTCGTTGAGGCAGAGCCAAGCAAGGTAACAACATCACCCGACACTGGCGCAGTATCCACCGTATTGTAAGCGCCGCCCGACTCAAAGATCGCAGGGCCGGTAACAGTTATATTGCCTTCTCCGGACGCCCCTAAGGTCACTCCAGTGGTCACTGTTGCAGTCCATACGATCTCTGACCCTGTCTCATCAAGAATAAGCTGTCGAGTTGAGAGGTTTAGGCGGTTACGACCCGTTATCTGTATGGTCTCGCCAGCCGCAACAACTAGATTAGCTTGGAAGGCCGTTACAGGCAGAACTTGAGTCATTGTGTCCTTAGCTGTTGAGTACGTTACATCGGGGTTACCTGATAACGTCCCAGCCCTATCCGCACCAGCAGCAATGGTAAAGCTGTCCAGTGTGGTAGCTGTCATTACCTTTAGTCCGGCAAAGTCATCAGAGATGATAGCTCGTCGATGCGAATCAGAAATCAATCCGCCTGCTGAGCCACCCGCACCTAAGCTACGCTGATTACTAGCAAGTTTACGCTGAGTAAATGGGTTTACCGCATACATCCACTCCGAGTCCATAGGTACGCCAGTGGCTTGCATAATAGCGCCTGCCTCTGCTACATCATCCCAAGTGTCAGCCGGAGTGCCGACCGTCCCAGCTATCAACGCTGTGTTCTTCAGCATGAAGCCAGCAAAATCCACCTCCAAATCTGTTTTGATTCGAGTAGCTAATGGTGCTAGCAGCTGGTCAATCTGATCCATCCTTACGGCTTCATCGGCTTCATCGTAATCTACGAAAGTAGTGAAGTAGTCCTGAACCGTGCCAGTAGCTTTACCCGTTACGATATCGCTAGCAGTCTCACCTGATACGTCACCTTTCGGTGTGCGCACAGATACATAGTCAGTAGGGCGCTTAAAGTCTACACTCTCGCCTGTTGATGGATTGAATTTACCCGCTAATAGCTGGGTATCTACGTTTTTAGAAAGTACTCGCGCGCTATCAAACTTTTCGAGAAAAACGCGGGCGAGCGGTCTGGTTATATTGCTGTCAAAATCGTTAGCCATGATATTTTAATCCTATTCAAATGTGGCTCCTTTTGGCCCCCTCTTGTCGGAAGGTGCGCCAGATCCCGTTAGTGGGTCGTCTGGTGGTGGAGCGTTAGTGGTTAGTTTTTTGCGATAGACTTGCGCCATATCATTTAATTTCACTCCAGCTTGGATACTGCCCAAACTCGCTAACTCTTGCACTTCCATAGGATTTGCTGCTAGTTGATTTAAAATCTGTGGCCCAAATTCATGATCTAAAACGAATTGAGCTACTTCATCTTGTAACTGTGGTGCAACTATCGTTGCAGCCGCTTGAATAGTTTGTATATTAAGTCCCGCTTCACTGCCTCGGGCGACAAAACTATCTCTACGGCTTTGACTTTCTCTTTCAGACTCAGCTTTTAACTGATCCTGACGCGCTGTTTGTTGTGCATTCCATGTTGCCAATTCTTGCGTTTTAGCTGTGAATTCTTGCGTCTTGCGCTTGAACTCCTCCTCGTCCATAAGGGCTAGATCAGCAGAAGGGGCCTGAACTTCAAGCGGCTTCTGAGACTGTATGATCTTTTCCTCTTGCTCTCTGATTTGTCTTTGGGCTTCCTGTAGCTTTCGCTCAGCTGTCCTTTTCTCTCGAGAGTCTTTATCTATCCTAGCCTTTACTTGTTCGGCTGTTACATCTTCGAACTTATTAAAATCAATGTATGTATTTATTTCTTTCGGTGTTTCTACTGGTGTTTCTACTGGCGTCTGTTCCATTTCTGGCGCTTGCTCTGCTTCACTCATACTCTATAACCCTTTTGGTCGCTGTTGATAGTTTAAATCTATTACTGTTCTATGTCTAATTGACTTTGC